ACGCTGTTCCGGTCAGAGAAGCGGCTCCGAACTGCCTACGGGTAGCTACGGATGTAACTGACGCTGTTCCGGTCAGAGAAGCGGCTGCGAATTGCCTTCGGGTGGCAACCGTGGCCACCGTCGCTGTTCCGGTCAGAGAAGCGGCTCCGAACTGCCTGCGGGTGCCAACCGTCGAAACCGACGCGGTTGCAGTCAGAGAAGCGGCCCCAGTGATCGTCGCACCACCCGGTGGGGAGCCCCCATAGGGAATTGAACCATAAGGAGCACCTGAATAAGTCATGTCAGCCCCCTTTTAGTCTAATATTTCCAATGCCGCTTGTATTGTAATATTTGGATTAGTGACATCAAAGCTGCTAAAATCTGGAGAAAAGCTTATTATCGTGTCTGGATTCGTTTCTAAATCAAGGGTGTTTCCCTGAGTTATCGTATATGAAACAATTGTTTTAGCCCAAGTCAGTAACTGGTTTATGTAATTAACCCTGTTTGTTAGCCCATCGCCTCTAGCTTCTGCCGACAGAGCTAAGAAAAACTCCCTACGATAAGGGGGGTAGGATTGTGAAATATAAATATCTGCATTTCTACTCATCCTCTCTTTCGCCCCTTGACGTAATGGCTCTAGAAGATGTGTTTCCAAGTCACCCATATATGTAGAAAAAGCCGCATCTAGATCTTCTTGAGATACGCCCTGTACATGCAGGCTATCAATTGCATAAGTAGCCTGATCCATGCTTCCTCCAGCAAGCCCGACTATTGTGTGCATGTTGTTTTCTGGTGAAATTACTATGCTAGCCATTATCTAACCTCCTGAACTTGTAGAAATGCGTCTCTTTCACGGTCTCCTCCAGATCCTGTAGGCTCACTGCCTCCATCATCCTGCAACGCATATAATGTTACAACATCGTCAACATCTAGAACTAACATGACCGCACTTATTGTAGCGGGTCGCTGATCATTGTTCTTCCAGTTGATAAAATTAGTCGAACTAGCACTAGCATAATAGGTTATGCTTCCTCCATCTGGGGTTACACCTATATTAACCTGTAAAGCTCTATTATTAATGTCCATGCTCGACATTTTAACAAAGCCTGTTATGTTGTAAGTTCCAGCCCTTTTAATAGTAATTTTGTCATTAGCATAATCTGCATCAGCCCCAACTTCAATATCGGTAATGTCAAAGCGTACTAGGGTGCGAGTGTCGTCAGCAAGAGTTTGGAAAGTTGTTTGTCGTATGCTCGCCAGATGAGGTCTTAGATGCTTGCCTGTAACAACCCACATATAGGAACCAGCAGCACTAGAATGTCTTGCAGACATAAGCTCGTAATAGTCCCACTGCAAATGAAGCTTAATAGAATTTGCAAGTCCAGCCCCGTCCTCGTCTTCAAAGTCAGTCCCGCCACTCGATATAGTCAATATATTCGCATCGTCGGTAACCTTCTTGATCAGAAATTTCAGTCCCAAATTATTCACATTCGCCATAGGCACCGACAGTGTCCACGCACCCCCAGAAGTATCACACAGTATTGTAGAGTCCGCTTGAGTGACCGTGTAAGTGGTGGTTTTGATCTGAGCGTCTCCCGTTTCAGTTCGAGACGGAGAACCACAAAAAATAGTATGAGTCCCACCAGAAAGCGTAATTACGCTTGTGGTTCCCGAACTGTTTGCTATGACTGTACTTCTAGTCAGGGTGTCGGGACTAGCATCAGTAACCTTTCCTATTCCAGTCTCCCAAGCGGTTCCATTTGCGTCCTCAATGACATAGTAAGTCATGTTAAGAGTGCCAATGCCAGCCACAAAAGTCTGATATCCCGTAACCGCACCAGCCAGACTAATATCACCTGATGTGCCGGTCCCAGTTTCCTTAACTCTATCGCCAACCCGAAAATCTTCCGTGGCCCCCGGGGCATCGGGAGCCGCCATGTAAGCCTGAGAGATAAAAACCTGTTCGCTCATACCGCCACCCGCCGCACGGGTAAAGCGTAGCTGAAGATCGTTATAATCGCTTATATTGCCCGATTCTGTAGCATCAAGCACAAGAAATCGAGCATCTCCCGATTCGGACGCTTTGCCGTCTGCAAAAGAAGAGGTGGGTGCAAAAGCTGCGTATGTAGCACGAACGGTGCCGTTTGTGTTATTCGTCGCACCCTCAACCAGAGCCACTGTTAAATTAGGAATCGAACCAAAACCCGCAGCACCCTTGACCCTAAAGTACACTATGTGACTAGAGGCCGATGCACCCGGATCTGTGATTGTTTCACCCAGATGTATCGTACAGATATCGGAGGAGGCAGACGAGTCCGTCGAAGAGATGTAGGTGGAGTCAGAACCGCTACCCAGTGGTTGAACATCGTCTATGCCTACGTATAGGTTTGTAGCACCAGCGTTATCTGTCCATGAACCATCGGTCTCGTCGCCGCTGGAAACCGGATAAGCATATTGAGTCATTACCTGTTCTCCTATATATTAGGCAAAGGTAATATCTAAATCGCCAGCCGCAATAACGAATTGATCTCCATCTTCTACAATTTTGACTGCCGTGAGTGCCCCGTAAAGAATAACGTTGCCAGCAGTAGACGCATTAGATAAAAATAGCCCACTAACATGTCCCCAGTCACCACCGGCAGCAGCAGCGAACGTGATGTCATTTTCGTTGTCTGTGAGACCGGAGGTACTCCCATCACTCCAATTAGCGTTACCCTTGACACTAATTCTAGCGTAGGCATTCCCCGAAATTTCTTGCGTGATGGTGCCAGCCTCCAAGTCGGCGGCGACGAACTTGCCCACCAACCCAACATATAGGCCGGATTCCTGTGCCCAAGCTGTATCTCTACAAATATGATTGATAAGCTTGTTTTCCATATAATCAGACATTGCAGTCATGTTTCTATACTCCTATATTTCTATTCGTGTACACAATAAGGGATTCCACCATTATATACACAATAATAAAAAAAAGCCGCTCCATTACGAAGCGGCCTTTTTCCTTGTTAGCATTATTGCTTTTCGTTCTTAGAACGAGCCAGCTATAATTCTACGGTTATCGAGAACGCCAAACCCAAGCTCGGCCCATCCATAGTAGCCTTGCCGCTGGTGTCGATGAAGAGCTTCGTCTTCAAAGATCTCAACATCCTTCTTGACAGGCATAACAAAACTATCGTTTGCACCCTGATCAATACCGATAACAAGTTCAACGTCGCCAGTAGCCAACGAGCCACCGAGATCGGAGGTGAAGTATGTTTGATACTCTTGGCTATCGCCAAACTCAAACACATCGTGAAGATTAACACCAAAGACTCTGGTGAGAGGGCCACCATCATCAGCGGCGACATAAATTTCACGTCGCGAAACTTCATCCAACTGATCAATACCCCAGTTACGAATATCTTCGATAGCTTCTGGGGACAGATACAGATCTGTCAAGCGACCCGGAGCGGTAACACTGTTACCCCCGCCGTTTCGACGCATGACGGTCTTCATGAGGCTGACCAGCCGCTTGGTGAACTGACCAGCAGCGGCGTCTGCATCGTAGACCAAGATATTTCGGTCAACAGCAGCGGCCAGAAGTGTGTGCCAACCATCATCGTTGATCTTCTTCACGAAAGAAGACTCAAGAACCTGCATGGCCCTTGCAACAATGTTCCAGTTAGCTTCACGGGCATACTTAAGCAGGAAATCAATCGCGCTTGTGATGCCGTAAGTATTGATCATAACGTAATCACCTTCGACGTGACGCTCTGGAATGCGTCCATTGCCGGGATTGGTGAATGCGACGTGATCAATTTCGGTTCCCGGGGCCAAAAGGTCCAATGGGAACTCAGGGGTTGCACCCGGTTCGAGAGGCATGGCCTCAAAAATACCACCAACGATATCACCAAACACAACACCCTTACGCAAGGGTAGTTCAAGTGCCTTGGCGATCTCTCGCTGGGCTTGAATAGCAACGGATTTATCGGAATCGCCAGATCGCTTAAGCAACTCAATAAATTCAGGGCTAGGTCTTTCTTTTACTGACATCTTATTCTCCTTTTCTTCAAAAGCACCCGTTTACCATGCTGTTGAAAGATTAGGGTGGTTTACGGTTCCCTAAAGTGTTTAATTAAAGATTCGTGTTAGGAAGATCGATGAATACTTTAGCATAACCATTCTGATCAACGGCAGAGGTAAAACGACCAACAATATGCTTCGCTTCTTGTCCGCCTTTCATACCAGCAGCGTATGTCGCGGTAGCAATATTACCACTGTGGCCCAAATAGGCCAACCCACCAGCAGCGGGAGTTCCGTCGAGACTGCTAGTAACAACCCAACCCTTAGTGAGAAGAGTAACCTTGCCACCCTTCTGAACTTCGTCTTTGTGTTGGTTTAGGTGTTGGCGAGTCAGGTCAATATCGACCATGTCGTTCAACAATAAACCCATCGCTACTGCACCAGAAGGCGTGGCGTCATAGGTAACGACCGCAGTACCGTTGTCCATAGAGGCACCGGAGCCTCCAGCACTAAGGGTTGCAATCCCACCTCTTGTGGCCGCTTCATTCATAAAGAATGAAATGTCCGTCTGAAGCGTACTTCTATCTGATTTAAGAGCCATTATGAATTTCTCCTTGTTTTTAAGTTACTTGTTGTCATTAGAATGTTGTAAAACTGACCCAAGCCACTCACTGGCAACCGCACGGAGACTTTCAGCAGGATCGTCTTCGCCCATAGCTTCAGCAATAGCAACTTCTTCTGTGCCCTCGGCTCCAGCCAAGGTTTCTTCGCCAGCTTCGGCTTCGTCTTGCTCTTCGTCAAGCTCGGCCTTTGCGTCGGGAGCCACTTTCTCGTCTTTATCCTTTTTATCCTTTTTCTTCTTGTCAAAAGGATTTTCTTTCTTGTCTTTAGGATCTTCTTTTTCGTCTTCTTTCTTCGGGGGGAATTCGCCCTTCTTTTTCATGGCTTTAACGATCTTGTCGAACGTTTCATCATCAACAGAATCGAATTCCTCCACAGTTGCCGTGGCTTCCTCGGCATCAAACCCAATCTCTTCGAGTTGTGCTCGACGCTTCATAACGGCTTCCTTCTTATACATAACGTTAAGCTCTTCGTCCTTAGTGGCGAGAGCCTCTTCCTTTGCAGCAAGGGATTCGTCCTTTGCGGCAACGGTTTCTGCCAAAGTCTTATTAGCCTCTTCTTGTTCAGCAATCTTCTCAGACTGCTCTGCAATAGTGGCTTCCAGCTCTTTAATTTGAGTATCGAACTTGGTGTGTTGCTCGGCAACAACCTCGTTCTTCAGAGCTTCGCTAGCAGCCTTGGCAGCCGCTAACTGTTCTTGCAGGTCTGAGATCTGCTTTTCATAACTTTCAGACATATTGTTCTCCTTAGATGAAGATAAATTTAAAATCTGTGCCTGTGATTCATCAAAAAAATCATTTCCTTCCAAAATTACACTGCGTGGGTTCGCGGGTTTTGAAACTAAGCCTTTACCAGAGAACGATAAGTTTCTTAACAATCGGCCCACTTTGTAATCTTCGTACTTTCCGTCTCCTCCGTAGGATCTTAAGTGTTTCGTTAAAAAGGCGGACTCTTCGTCTCTCTTTACTATCTTTGTTTCCCCGTTTTCATTTGCTAATGCATAGTCAAAATCGGGGAAAAGACACTCCATAGAAACAAACCATTTGCCCTCTTCTATCTCTGCTACTAGTTTTTGCATTCTCTCTTTTTGTTCGGCATCCGACCACTCAGTATAAATAACAGCAGCAGTTAAAATATTAAACCGGTCAGGGGCATCGCCGCTTTCGGAGTTAAGAAGCTTACCATCAAAATCTACAACTTCATTAGCTGTGATGTGTCCGATAATATCTTTCTCGTCATGCATGAAGTTGAAGGGCTTATCCTCCGGTGTATTTCTCGCTTCCCATAATTCTGTTGGAGCAAAAACGTCGTCGTTTTTATTCCAACCAGTGCTAACCAAAATAGATTTGATATAATATAAATCAAACTGATCTTGGTTTTCGGCAATTGCTAATTCGTCGCCATCTTGGCTAGACGCTAAAATTTCTTTTAGTTTATCAACCGCTTCTTCACTAGGCTTATACGACTCTGCCACCGCACAACACGCAACAGTATTGTTGCTCGCCAGTGCTTCAGCAAGGCCGTCATTTATTTCATGTTGATATATTTTCATATCGGGGATGCCTCCAACGAATAATACACAAAAAAGTAAATAGAAGGTTCAATATTACCCAAAACAGGACATTTCGGCATAGACGGCCGCATAAATATGCCGCAATTCTGGTGTGGTGGGCTTTCTGCTATTAATAGAAGAAAAGCTGTCCACTGTGTCGTTTACAGCCAAATTAAATGCTCGGCTGGGCCTTGTGTCCTGTTCAATTAGACGCTTTACAAGCTCTGGGGTAATATCAACAAACGGCTGCATCCCTGTCAGGATACACAGCTTTAAATATTCTAGCTGATCTACCTCCGGCTTACTCAAAGCCCTAGCGTCCTTTTTCTTAAAATGGGAACAGGCGATGGGAGTCATGACATCCGAGATTTTGTCCTGTGCTTGTATTGCCCACAGGGTGGCGCTTGTTGGCTCTCCGCTTCTAGGCAAAACACGCTTTTCCTTTCTTTCTTTAGTGTCCTTGGAGAAAGGGGGCCTGCCTCCATCGTTGACCGGCTTCTCCTCTTTCAGGGGTTCCTTTTCATCTACCGGCTCCTCGTCGACCGGCGGAGGAACCTGCGTCTCTGGATCTTCCGGCTCTTCTATCTCTTGATGAGGAATGCCTATTTTGTCAAAATATTCCTCTGTGTCCACAATATCCTTTGTAACACCGATCTTAACCATATCCTCTTTGTGTTGAGGATTATGGTATGGACCAGCTTTTCTTGGTGCCGAGGAATCATTGTTTCTGTCTCGTCCTTCTCTGCGAACACGAACTCTTTCGATACCCGGGATTTCTCGGAACCTTTCGAGTAGAGTTTCTTGAGATATAATATCTCTGTCCGCGAGTTGGATAAGAAGATTCTTTTGAGCAGCCTCGTCAGACAGCACAATAGAATCAAAATGAATCTCGGCGGGGAATCTAAAGCCCATTGCTTTTCTTACGTATTCTATTTCTTGTCGCCAAAAACGTGAAAGAACCTCTCTTCCGTACTCAAGTCTTTCGATCAAAGTCTTCAAGGAAACATAATTGTTTGTATATCCACCACTAGCACCAGCGGTGCCAGTAAGAGTGGGGGGAATGCCTAACCCAGCATAAATGCTTGTCAAAACGGGCTGATATTTTTCAGAGCCTAGGAATTTGTATACCTGTGATTGACTTTCTGTAAACTTAAGCTCTGGCCCCCAAACCAAATCCATAGTACCTCCACCAACGTTGCTAGCTAAAATGTCTCTGACTTTATTTAGACCCGCTTTGGTTGGAACAATCTTCTGCTCAAAATCGCCCATAGTCCAAAGTCTTACACTAGAGATAGCTCCGTCTAAAGCTGCTAAGTCTGCCAGCTTCATTTTTTCTAGCATACTTATGTCGTCAAGAATGGCGTAAATCATCGGGTTCGCCCAAAGAAGCCAATCGTCTTTCTTGTAGTGGTAAAAGAAGGTACTGTTGGGATCTAAGGGAATCCTTCGATCACCAGCGCCTATTCTTTTTTGAAGGTCTTTAGGTAGTGTTTTGAAAGCGTGTTGATTATCAGTGGAGGTTTTTAGTAGTGATTGATAAGTGTACTTGGAAATATTCAAATAAAACTGAGGCCGTCCAACGGCAAGCATCCCGTGGTCCACCACATCTACCGCAACAGGGTTTAGAAAATCATATACCCACGGCACTTCTCTTTTTTTGACCTTCATCGTTTCAATAAGAATATCGGCACCAGCAGCACGCCTAAGTTCGGCTTCCTTGTTTTTATCTAGCTTGGCTGTTCGTCTCTTGACAATAACGTTGCCGGTTCTGTACAAATAATTTAAAAATCTTTCAGACCTGTCTACTCCATTAACCTGACTGAACCACTTGCGATAAAATTTTTCTATTGTTTTGTTGGGGTGTACAAGAACAAGCCCCTGACTAGCAAAATCACTCATTAGATCAACAACATTTCGGATAATGCCGACCGTATCATAGGCAGCCATACACATTCCCATAATACGTTTCTGCTTGCTCGGGACAGACTCGCCGGGACGAAAGGCGTCATAATCGGAACGACTAAAACTAGGACGCACCGATCTGTTTGTTTCAACGTCTATATATGTTTGTCTTCTATCTCCGCTATATCCGTGAGCCTGAGAACGGTAAACGGCACCATCGTAACCATCTAGGTTAGTAGAATCGTAAACTTTTTCCTTTTCTGCATCGCTGGCCCAAGTTTGAAAAAGTGGTTCAGACATTTATATTGATTCTCCAGTAATAGAATTGACAATTGTATTGTTGATCATATTGATATACACAATCTAATATAGATTTTGTGTTTTTTCGACAAACCAAGCTGGACCCTGAAAAAGCTTATCGTTATCAAACATGGAAGCGTTGTGTTCAGCAAATCCGCCAAAAGCGTGATCAGGCATTTCTCTTTCTATTAAGACTAATCTGGCCGACATGTTCGCCATGATCAACGAGGAGTAGCGGTCTTTTCTGATTCTGCTTTTTCTTCCCGTTCCTGTTTTGACCTCGGGGGTATCCCATCTTTCTCGTCCAGTCGACGTTTGTGTCATAATAATCATGGATAATTCATCTTTCAGATCTTCTATCTCCATGACGCAATCTTCTAAAGTGTCATACTGTTTACCAGACGCTTTATCTTTTTCCAAGGCTATACCCAGACTGGCAGAATCAAAGTAGGGAAACAGCACAACTTTATCTTCAAAGTCTTTTCTCAGGCCGTGGTTGGCTTCAGCAAGCCAGTCAGCTCTGGCGAATTGGCAAAGTCTAAGAATATGAAGCCCAGCATTATCGTCTGTATCTTTAGGCTTGTCCTCAACAACCGGCCAAATGGGGAGTTCTCCCTCGGCTATTTTGTCTTTGTCGTGCAACGCCTCCATTACGGCAATGCCGCCCCCTTGAGCATCCATAGCAATTTCCACACAGGGGAACGCCTTCATTAGTTGTCGGATCTTTTTGGCACAGTAGGAATAAAAATCGTCCTCGTCAACGAGCTTTGACTTAAGCTGGTCTTTGTGTTGTTGTCTGGTGGTAGTCCAGCAGTGTACTACCTTGCGATGATCGGAATTTACCTCCATCACAACTATACTAAAGTTGTCAACTTCAGAAGCCGGATCGACTCCAAACACATATCTCTTCTCAGACTCGCCCCTAATAGCAGCCTCAAAGCAAATATCTCCAGAGGGGAGAATAACTGGGGCAGAGGGGGAAGTGGTGCACGACTCTAATAGACTACGTTTAAAGAATCCCTGACTATCGGTCGTAAATACAGCACCGTATTCCATGTTGTAGATTCCAGAGTGCACCGTCGCCTTGGATCTCGCTACTTGGCCGGTATCCATAAACCCGTCGGGAAGTTTGTCTACAGGCATTCGTATGATAGAATATTCTTTCCAGTCAAAATCTTTCGGAACCTCTCCCCCAAACACTTCTTGCAGTTTAGTAACATTGCCTCTGCTGGAAATAATTGCGTGGTATCTTTTCCAGTATTCAGCAAAATGATTAAAATCGTAGTAAGCCGTACCAGAAAGAATTATTTGGTTTGACTTGTCCATCATGGTCTCTGTGTCCGGTTTGCTAACTGGTATTCCAAGTTCCTCGGCTCGTTTTTCCTTAGCTTTCTGTTTTACTTTTTCAATTGGAGAAGCGGCGACAGCAGCAAAACCAGCCACAACGTTTTCAAAAATGTCTCTGGGAATAGAGGCAAATTCATCAGCAATAATGTCGTTGGCCCTTTGGCCCCTGATCTTGCTGCCGTCACCAAGTGGAAGACATGTAATGCGGCTTTCGCCAATATGCATCACGCATCTGTCCACGTCTCTCCTTGGCCCGCTTCCGGTTGCACACAAGTCCCTGAGAACAGGAGCATTTTTCCAGATCGTGTCCATATATTCAAAAAGAACTTTTGATTGCCTGAACGCGGCACCAACAACAATGATTTGTCGTCGCGGCATGAATAACGCACGAAGAAGAGGATACACTGAAAGCATGAAAGATTTACCCATGCCACGGCTACCAATAAGCATTGGGAACTTTCTGTTCCATATTTCTGATAGCAACAACGACTGAAACTGTGACAGCTCAATATTTAGTATATACTTAGAAGCAAATGAAAAATACTCTGGTCTCATCAGAAGCCAAGCGAG